ATTAAGGGAATTGATAAATTAGAAAAACAGATATGATGACAGAGGATGAACTAAAAGCACTGAAAGAGGCATACTGGATGCACGCAACGCATTTAGAAGCCTGCTATGCCACCGGAATAAGCGAGGAACGGCATAAGCAATGGTATGTCCATGAGGGAGGTAAGGAGATGATTGATAAGTGGATGATTGAGCAGTCATGGGAGAAGAAGAAAAAAGTCTACGGCAAGGCCGAGAAGATATTTCTTGAACCGTCTGACCATAAGGAGGCTGAATCCGTATTGAAGCGTCATCCGCTGACGAAGAAGGATTACAGCGAGAGGCAGGAGCATACAGGAAAAGACGGAGAGGCTTTATTCCCTAAACCGATTTTAGATTTAACACCAAAGGCTGATTGATTCTTGTGTGGTGCGGAGGTATGATCTCCGTGCCACTTAATAATTAATCATACTAATTATGAAAAAAGGTAGTTTCATGACTTTAGAACAAAGGCAAAGAGTAAGTGAAGGACATAAAGGAGAGAATAATCCGGCAAAAAGACCTGAAGTAAGAGAGAAGATTAGATTATCAAAATTGGGTAAGAAAAGACCGATTGAATCAGTTAATAAAACGCGAGCTGGTTTATTGAAATATTTTGAAAATGGTGGGAAACATCCAAAGGGAATGCTTGGAAAAGTTGCATGGAATAAGGGTATTCCAAGGACGGAGGAAGTGAAGCAAAAATTGAAAAAAGCAAATATTGGTAAGAGAGCATCAGAGGAAACCAAACGAAAGATTAGCGAAACACTTAAAAAAACTTTTAGTAATCCTGAAATAAGAGCTAAAATTAGTGGAGAAAATGCTCATGGCTGGAAGGGTGGGGTAAGCAGCATGCCTAAATATTATCTTTTTTCTTTAAAAAGAAGATTAGAAGCAAAAGCTGGCAGACCTAAACCATTAGCATGTGAAGTGTGTAATAGCACTTTTAAAATTTGTTATGACCATAATCATAAAACAGATAAATTCAGAGGATGGCTCTGCCACCATTGTAATGTTATCTTAGGTCTTGCTAAAGATAATCCTGATTTGCTGATAAGGCTCGCTAACTATCTAAAATGTTTGTAAAAACTACTGCAACATCAAAAATTATGGCAATGGCAAAAAGGATAAGGGCGTTGCCAGGTGGGACATCAGCTTCAAAAACAATTAGTGTGCTTTTATATTTAATCGCTTTGGCTCAATCGGATAAGATCCCAACTCTTACTTCAATAGTAGCTGAGAGCTTTCCTCATTTGCGCAGAGGTTGTATAAAAGATTTTTTGGATATTATGCAACAGCATAATTATTTCAAAGATTCGCGATGGAATAAAACTGAATCTACTTATATTTTTGAAACCGGAAGTAAGATTGAGTTTTTTAGTGCTGATCAGCCTGACAAGTTAAGAGGTGGTAGAAGGGACAGACTGTTTATCAATGAGGCAAATAATGTTAGCCTTGATGCCTTTGAACAACTTGAGATTAGAACAAAAGATTTTATATTCATTGACTGGAATCCTAGTAATGAATTTTGGTATTATACAGAAATTAAGCCCAAGAGGAATGATGTTGAAGAAATTACTCTTACATGGAGGGATAATGAGGGTTGTCCTAAAGAGATCATTGAATCCATTGAAAGCAGGAAGAACCGTAAAGGTTGGTATCAGGTATATTCCCTTGGGCAATTAGGAGAAGTAGAGGGTAGAATTTATTCCGGATGGGAAATTTTAGATGAGATGCCAAAAGAAGCAAAGCTTGAGCGTTATGGTTTGGATTTTGGTTTCACAAATGATCCTTCGAGCATAGTTGCAACTTGGAAATGGAATGGTGCGTTTATATTTGATGAAGTCTGTTATCAAAAAGGTTTGAGCAATCGTCAATTAGCTGATATTTTGCTGAACAATGAAGCAAAACTTGTAATTGCTGATTCCGCTGAGCCTAAAAGTATTGCAGAAATTAAGGAATATGGGGTTACTATTATTGGGGCTTTAAAAGGAAAAGATAGTGTAAAGCACGGGATTCAATTCATTCAGGATCAGAAGTGCTTTATCACTAAGCGCAGTACTAACATTATCCGTGAATATAGAAATTATTTATGGCAAACAGATAAAGATGGGAAAATATTAAATGAGCCAGAGCATACCTTCTCGCATTCGATGGATGGGATAAGATATAGCCTGAGTCAATATAGACCAGGGAATGAACATGAATATGATGACGCAGTTAAATCTTATTTACAGGATGAAGTTGATCCCCTTAAAATCCCCGGTTATGAATATGATGATGTCCCGATTCTGACTTACTGAAAATTCACTTGCATTATTGCGCTGGTAGTGTATTTTTTAATTAGAAAGGCCTGCCAGCTTAATTCTTTACGATAGCTGATGGCAGAACAGGTAACAAATATCAAAGACGATTCAACCGATAAAGCAGTCAAAGACTCGCTTCAGGTCATTCAGGATAACTTTGACACAAGAAATGCTGAGGATGCGATTATCGACAATATACAGGCTCTCTTTACAGAGGCCTTTTTAGTAACTGACCCGAAAGGGACAAGAAAATTATCATCCCAAAAACTTTATCAGGCATTATGGAGGACTGCTTCAAGAATGAAGCCGCTTGATTTCATTATTCACGGTGATTCTATGGGTCGTGATTCTGTCACCCATGCGGTGATTCAGAAGATAGTCACTCAGGGGGTGGCTACTGTGATGGATGAAGGGGGTTATGATTCATCGCTCCGGGATAAGAATGGTGCTTTCTTTGATCTGCTCATGTACGGTGACGGGCTGATCCAGATCGGGGCGAATGACATTGATTCGGAAATTCCCATCAGATTCTCCACAATGGTTAATAAGAATGTATTTACTGACAATTACGCCACCGGAATCAGGATGGCAGGTAAGGGAAGATCATGCCAGAAGCTGACCGTTATTTATTCCTATTCGGCTGATGAGTATTTCCAGAAGTATCCGAAGATGAAAAGGAAAACGGGAGTTGGTAAGATTATGAGAACCGCCACTAAAGATCAGCAAAGGACAATCAGTCAGGACACTCACATGGAGGACTTGATTGAGGAAGCACATTCCTATGATCTGTCCACCAGAACTTATGTCATTTATGCGGGTTCCGGCAATACTATCCGTGAAAAATATACAGGCGATAATTATCCGTTTATCAAAGACGGAGAACCTTATATTCCAATTCTGCAATTCATCTGTATTCCGTCAAGTGAGGGGTTCTGGAATTACGGTATCGGACACATGATTTACAAGCTGGCTATTATTTCAAGGCAGTTAATGAACATGGAGGTGTCCCATCTGTCCTACAATGTGAATCCTATCGAGCTTGTTTCACTTTCACAGGGTCAGGCAGCCAAGTTCTTCAACAGGCTGAAAAACGCCGAGAAGATGCAGGCTCAGGGCAAGAGGGCTTTTGTACCGCTTGAAAGAACCGCCCAGGATGACGGCAATGTGACTTCGCAGACTTTGTTATCCCAAAACCTGTTCAATGAATGGCAGGCCGTTTATGACAGGCTTGATCAGGAGATCAGAAGGTGCGGAATTAACATTGATGAGCTTGATGTTGCCGGAACTAAAACAGCAACCGAGGTTCTGGCTTTGGAAGAGAATTCAAACTCATTCGTTAAGCAGGTGATGGAATGGAATGCTTCTGAAACCCAGCAGGCGGTTGAAATCACGATGGACATGATTAAGGAGTTTATTCCCAAAGGCAATAAGACTCCGATCAACATGACCACCAAACTTGAGATCGGAGGTAAGATGCAAAGACCAGAAGGAATCACTTTAGGCATGGTCAGCGAAGAACTGAAGTCCCGAAATTACTTTGTCGAGGTAAATGCAAGGACAGGAGCAATCCCGTCAAATGTAATGATGCTCAATAAACTTTCCCTCATGCTTCCTATGGCACAGCCTGGAAGTCCGGCGCAGACTAAGATTACTGAGGCGATTGCACAGTTACAGGGCATTGACATTCCTGGTTCAGAGTTTATGGCTCCGATGCCACAGGGCGGAGCTATGACCGAGGGGCCGGAAACAACGGGAATGTCGGAAACCGAACGCTCAAATATACGACCTAATATGGCTATGCAGCCAGCTATTTAATGTATATCCAAAAGCTCATTGAAAATCAGGGTAAAGAAGAAGGATGTTTAGGGGTAGTCGGTGATCTGAATAACCTGTACGCTCTGGCTGAGATATGGGAACGCTACCCGGCTTTACTTCACATCATAGGGGTCAGCTCGCTGATTGAATGGACAGCGGGAAGGGAGTTTGACCACAAGGAATTAAAAGCGTTTCAAGAAGGGCTGGCGATGATCCCCGAATTCCTGGAAAAATGCTACAAAGAAAAGCAAAAACAAACAGGTTGATTACTGGTAGCGTCTAAGCGGCAGGCAGGCCAATAACTTAGACGCAGCCAGTAGCTAATCTGCTACATGATCATTTAAAACCCACATTCTATGTCGGAAACAACACACGAGTCCGCTGAACAATTATTTGACACCGGACAAACTGAAGTTGCTGATGATGCAACTGACACTTCTGGGAATCAAGAAGATTCATCTGATGAAATCTTCGACCATAACCCTGAAACTGAACAAGAGCAAGAAGGCCTTGACCTTAAAGAAAAGGAAAAGGCTCCCTCAAAAGCTGAGGAAAAAAAACTGGCTTTGATTAAGTCTACTCAGGAGAAAATTGACAGGGGTGAACTCACCATTGACAAACTCCCGAAAGCTCAAAGCTGGATGAAACGATACCTTAAATCGCCTGAGAGCGAACCTGAAATAGACCATAAGGCTATTGCTAAGGAACTTGCTAAAGAGGCATTCGCTGAGGAACGGGCAGAATTACAATTTGCCGACC